CCTACAACTACAAAAGTTATTCCTGAGTTGTCAGCTGAAGAAGTTAAAGTAACCGTTTGAGCGTTAACCCAAGGACCACTATTTAATAAAACTAAAGTAGTAGCTGTCCCTGCAGCAGAAATTGCATCTGTGTCAGATCCAAATACTATTTGTTTACTTTTTACTCCTGATACATTTGGCATAATTTTAATCTCCTATTAATTTACACTAAGGCCCCGAAGGGCCCTAGTTAAATTTATTATCTTTGTTGGATCGTTTGAACCCAATCTGTTGCTAGTTGATTAGCAGTAGTACCTTTATTTTCT